TTCAACCTCAAATAGATTTACGAAGAAGCATGAGCGTAGAGTATGAAGTTGATCTGCGATCTAAGTCAGACGCGCAAGTAGCGGAAGCTGTACTCAAAGCCGAATACACAAGACTCACTGGGACAAGTCCTCCCAAATCTACCATTAAGTATTCATCGTTTAAATACATCACCCCTAGTTACATTAAGTTTATTACGCAACCTTTAAAAGAGTTGTTGGTGAATTTGGAAGAAGCTGAAATGGAAATAGGGGAAAGTGGCCATGTGCAAATCCCTAACGAAATTAAGAACACAAAGATTTGCATAGGGGAAACAACTTATAAGATAGGTATAGGTGGACTGCATTCACAAGAGTCTGAAGTGTCACACTATTCGACTGAGGAGACGTTAGTGGTAGATAGGGATGTGGTATCTTATTACCCCAACCTGATGCTCAATGGTGACCTGTCCCCTGCAAGTTTTGGAGAACACTTTAAACCTGTATACCAAAGCATATTGGATAGGCGCGTGTCTGCCAAAGAGTCTGGAGATATGGTCACATCTAACGCCTTGAAGATTACATTGAACGGGACTTTCGGTAAGAGTAGTAACAAGTACAGTCAGTTGTATAGTCCCAAGCTGATGTTAAGCACTACCTTGACGGGTCAGTTGTCCTTGCTCATGGTGATCGAGATGCTAGAAGAGTTCGGAGTGCCAGTGGTATCAGCAAACACTGACGGCATTGTTATGTTGATTCCTGTTAAAAAATACGCAGCGGTTGATCGCATTTTTTCTATGTGGGAGAAGTCGTGTTCACTAAAGACCGAAGAAACACGGTACGCATCGCTTCACTCCCGTGACGTTAACAACTATATAGCAGTTAAAACTGACGGCAGTACAAAAGGAAAAGGTGCATACGGAGAAGGTGGGTTGATGAAGAACCCACAGAATTCCATCTGTGCTGAAGTGGTGTCGGCATATCTTGCTACGTCTGGTCAGACAGACATTGGCGATATGATTAGAGAATGCGCAGACATACGCAAATTTCTTACGGTTAGGACTGTAGCAGGGGGCGCAAGCAAGGAGGGGTACATTTTGGGTAAAGCCATTAGGTGGTACTACTCCACGAAGTGTCGAGAGGGAGAGGTGCATTATAAAAAGAACGGCAACACAGTACCGAGAACCCTTGGAGCTAGACTTGTTTTGGACTTGCCACCTGAGATACCCAACGACCTAGATTACGAATGGTACATCAAAGAGTGCAATGAAATGTTGATGTCATTGGGGGTTATTGAAAGACCGTTTGTTGAGAAATTACCAAGGAAGAATTCCAAAGAATGGAAAGCGTTAAAAGAGGCAGGTAAAATAAAAGCAGGTTTAAGACCTAAAGATAAATGGGAGTGGGTGTAATATGTGTGTTAAAAAAACAGGTAACTACGACAGTCCAGCGGATTTAAACAAAGCCGTAAGACATTTGGCAGAAACAACAACAAAAACAAGGTTAGAAATTAGTAAGCTTGTGGGTGTATCGGCAGCGACCGTTAGCCGCATTGTAGTTGAAGAACGTAGAGTTTATAACAGAGCCGAAGCTGGCACTAGAAATATTCAATTGGTAAAATTCCTTAACATGTTATGGCCACCGACAGAGGTTCCTGTATTTGACGTTGAGCTAGAGGAGTATGTCTATGAGTAAAGTAGTTATACCAGAATCAGCCGCACCTTGGAGCTTTAGCAAGTGGAAGGCATTTAACACATGCCCACAGCAGTACCTCAATGATCGTGTTTTAAAACGCTACCCGCAGAAAGAAAGCGAAGCTATGCGTTACGGCACTGAGTTTCATTTAGCTGCCGAGGAATACATTCGGGATGGGAAAGCATTGCCACCTTACTTCATGTACGCCAAACAAGTGCTAGACGATTTAGATGCACTAGAAGGTCACAAGTTTTGTGAGCAGAAGTTAGGGGTCACTGAGAATTTAGAGCCAACAAAGTTTATGGCGGATGATGTTTGGTGGCGGGGCATAGGGGACTTGAATATAGTGAACGGATCGCTAGGTTGGTCAATAGACTATAAGACGGGAGCCAATGCAAAGTATGCCGACAAGGGGCAGTTGGAACTAATGGCTTTGGCTATGTTTACACATTACCCCGAGTTAGATAAAGTTAGAACTGGGTTGTTATTTGTTGTTGCCAAAGCGATGCCAAAAGCGACATTTAAACGTGAACAAGTCCCCGAGTTGTGGGAGAAGTGGATAGGTAATTTCAACGCCATGCAAGCGTCTTATGATAACAATGTGTGGAACTGTAAAGAGTCGGGGTTGTGTAGGAAACACTGCCCCGTACTAGAATGTGTTAGCAATGGGAAGAACCAGATATGAATGTTATTAAGCTGTCAGACCTTAGATCAGTGATGGATAGAATTTGTTCGGCCAACGCAGAGTCCCCAATAATTGTGTACAGATCGTGCTACAAAGACCTTTACAGAGCCGCGTTTGGCTCAACCGTTTTGGCGCAAAAAGATTTGTCGAAAGGTAGTGACAGCGCGGGTAATAATGTTATAGGATTGTTTGATAAAACGACACCAGTTGCTAAGAATAGACTTATAATACAAAAGGGCAGTAACTAAGATGAAAGGTGTAAAGCACTACAAAAAAGACGGCACTGCACACACAGGTGGCACTCACAAAATGCCCGATGGTTCTTCGCACACAGGCAAGACCCACGGTAAGACCAGTGTTAAGTTGTTTCATTTCAAAGACTTGTCCGAAGCCGCTAAAAAGAAAACAAAGAAAAAGGCTAAGTGAGATTTAGTTATGGCATACGTTAATAAACCAAGACCTTGGGCGAAAGAATACCAACAGCAGAAAGACCGTGGTGAACATGAGGCAAGAATGCGTAGGCAGAAAGATCGGAGGGCATACGACACAAAAGAAACAGGCACTATGACTAAGACTGCACCCTCCCGAAAAAACCTAGACCTTGCTCATTCAGAGAAGTACGCGAAAGGTAGTGTTAAGCTGCAAGCCCCTAGTAAGAATAGAGCAGAAGGCGGGGCAATGAGCAAGCCCAAAACTAAAGCCAAGACCAAAAAAAGAAAAGGTTAATCTGTTAGGCAATGCCTAACAACGTGGGATAACCACGGACAACATAGGACTCTGGTGGACACATAGCGTGTTCACTGGTTTTTGCGACTCTGGAGAAAAGTAAAACATGCGGATAGTAGACAACAAAGCCATTCACTTGAGGTTGAGACACCCTAACAAAGTAACAACAGTGATACCTAAGAGCCAAGTTGTAGACAACGGAGTGTTGGTTCACTGGGGCTTAGAAGAAACAAGAGTGCTAAGGAACCTAAATATAAAAGTACCCTCACCTATTATGGGTAAATACAAATGGACAGGTAAGCACAAACCCTTTGAGCATCAAAAAACAACAGCGGCATTTCTCACTCTTAACAAACGAGCATTCTGCTTTAGTGAGATGGGTACAGGTAAGACGGCAAGTGCAATATGGGCAGCAGATTACCTATTAAACCAAGGGGTTATTAACAGAGTCCTTGTGGTATGCCCTCTATCTATAATGGATTCGGCTTGGAGGAATGACTTGTTTACCTTCGCCATGCACCGAACAGTCGATGTGGCCTACGGGTCAGCCGCTAAACGTAAAGGAATCGTTGAGAGAGGTAGCGATTTTGTTGTCATTAATTATGACGGAATCCCAACAGTTTACGATGAGATAAAAGCTGGAGGTTTTGACCTAATAATCATTGATGAAGGCAACGCCTATAAGAACGCCCAGACAAGCCGCTGGAAGACGATGAACTCTTTGATAGGCCCAGACACATGGGTATGGCTTATGACTGGAACACCCGCCGCACAGACCCCTACAGACGCTTTTGGCATAGCTAAACTTCTTAACCCAATGGCAGTACCCCGTGCGTTTGGCCGATTCCGCGATCAAGTCATGTACAAAGTGAGCCAGTTTAGATGGATACCGAAGGATACCGCCAAGGACACTGTTCACAGGGTACTCCAGCCAGCGGTCAGGTTTACAAAGGAGCAGTGCCTAGACCTGCCAGAGATGACCTACACCAAACGAATCTGTGAACTGACTCGGCAGCAAAAGAAATACTACAAAGAAATGAAAAACGAAATGATGATAGCTGCATCGGGGGAGGAAGTGACCGCAGTTAATGCCGCTGTTAACCTTAACAAGTTATTACAGTTATCGTCAGGGGCTTTGTACACCGACAACGGTGAGACTTTGGAGTTCGACATATCGAATCGCTACAACGTACTTAAAGAAATCATTGAGGAGTCAGAGAAAAAAGTCTTAATCTTTGCTCAGTTCAAACACATTATTGAGATGTTGAATGCTAAGTTAAACGAGGAAGGTATAGCCACTGCCATTATCAATGGGTCAGTTTCAGCCAGTAAAAGGACAGCCATATTTAAACGCTTCCAAGAGGACAGTGACCCACAAGTTCTGGTGATACAACCACAGGCAGCGGCTCATGGAGTAACGCTGACAGAGGCCACTACGGTGGTCTGGTGGGGGCCAACCTCTTCATTGGAAACGTATGCACAGGCTAACGCTAGGATTCACAGAGCGGGACAGACTTGCTCCACAACAGTGATTCAGTTAGAAGGATCGCGCGCAGAAAAGCATGTTTACGACATGTTAGACAATAAAATGGACATTCACTCAGGAATTATTGATTTATACAAAGCATTGCTTGACTAGGGCAATTCTAATAACTATAGTGGTAATCCCGACACAGCAGTAAACAGGAGAATACAATGGCAGACGAATCGGCTGAATCTTTGACTAGGGTTTTTCACAAAATAAAAACAGAGCGAGAAAGAATAAAAACGGAATTTAAAAAAGAAGACAAGGTGTTGGAAGATCAGCAAAAGCTTATAAAAGAAAACCTATTGTTTTTCTTTAAGGAGGGCGAAATCACTTCCTTAACTACGGAAGCAGGGAGGGTCACACGATCCATTAAGACAAGGTATTGGACTAGCGATTGGGACGAGATGTACAAATTTGTGTTGGAGCACAATGTACCTGAGTTCTTTTCTAAGTCTTTGAATCAAAGTAATGTGAAAGAATTTCTTGAAGATAATCCAGATATAGTACCGAAAGGTCTTAACGCGGATTCTGAGTTTGTTCTTTCTATTTATAAACCAACGAAGAAAGGAGAGTAACATGACTGTACAAAAAACAGAAACGCCAGCCTACGTCACCATTGACCGTGCGGCACAACACTTCTCGGTATCCACATCAACTGTAAGGGCATGGGTAAGGAATAGCGTCATTCCCAAAGAAACTTATATAAAGTTAGGAACCACTTACCGATTCAATTTAAGAGACATGACCGAAGCTCTATTGATGCACGATTCGCGGGAGTCTCCAAACAAAAAAGATGAGCGCGAACCAATAAAATTGTACGAAGAGTCTAAATTAAACTAGGAGAATCTAAGATGTCTAATAAAGAAGTTTCATCATTGTTTGAAAACAATGCTTTGGTAAACAGCGACCTGTATAAATCTTTGCAGGATACTAACGACAAGCTTGGCGGGGGTTCATTTGGAACCACCAGAAGGATCAGTCTCAAGGGCGGCAAGTTTCGCAATCTTGTGAATGGGGATCAAGTCAGTGTCAGTAACAACGATACGTTAAATGTTGTAATCATTGACGCAGCTCCTGTTAGTAGGACGTTCTACGATGGGGAGTATAATCCTGAAGTGGTGACCGCCCCCACCTGCTGGTCTTCTGATACCGACAAACCTGACGATAACGTAGATGCCCCACAAGCAAGTCGCTGTGCCGATTGTGAGCAGAATGTAAAAGGTTCTGGTAAAGGCGAAAGTCGAGCGTGTCGCTATAGTCAAAAGATAGCGGTATCTCTGGAAGAGGACATGGATAATGTCTACCAAATGCAACTGCCAGCGACTAGCATTTTTGGGGATACCAAAGAAGGCAAAATGCCTATGCAAGCTTATGCTCGTTTTTTGAAAGCGCACAACACTCCAGTGATTGCGGTTGTTACTGAGATGAAGTTTGATGAGAACTCATCTGTACCTAAGTTGTTCTTCTCACCTTCACGACCACTAGAAGAGGTTGAGTTGAATAAAGCGGTGGCTTCTGTTGAGAGTGACGCAACAAAAAACGCGATAGAGATGCGCGTGTTCGACACTGATAAGAACAAAAAACCAAAAGAAGAGGTTGTTGTTGAGCGAGTCCCCCGCAAGAAAAAGGCAGCACCTGTCCTTGAAGTGGTGGAAGAAGCAGAAGAGGTAGAAGAGCCAGCAAAAAAAGTTAGCAAGAAGGTTGAAGAAACTCCCCCTGAAGAAGATAAGAAGCTATCCTCACTGATGTCTCAATGGGACGATGAGAACGATTAATAGCCTCTGGCTTTAAATACAAGCCGCCTTCGGGCGGTTTTTTAAGCACTTTTTAAGGGGATAGCGTATGGACGCAAAACGCTTCATGGATGCAATAGTCCCAGACGATGGATGGTATTG